GGAATATGAGCAACACAACCCCATCAAATCAGCCTACTGGCGCTGGCGAGCTATCTGCTTTGGTGTGCGTGTTCTGCGGCATTACCCTGCAAAGCTCGGAAACCTATTGCTGCAGCGCTTGCGAGGTGGAGTTGCTGAGCGACCCGAATTTCAGGATGTGCGGAGGAAGCGATGACCAAACTACGAAATGAAGCGCGCGGCAGAGAATGCCAGGTAAGGCTGGTCGGCATCTGCAATGGAAACCCTGAAACAGTCGTGCTGGCGCATTACCGCATGGTCGGCATCTGCGGCACCGGCATGAAGCCAGATGACATTTTCGGAGCTTGGGCCTGCTCAGCGTGCCACGACGAAATAGATCGCCGCACAAGGCGCTGTGAAGTGACAGAGGCGCGTATCGCTCACCTTGAGGGCGTTATCAGGACACAGAGCGCATTACTGCAGGAGGGAAAGCTAAGGCGATGAACGAATACAGGCTTACGCTACCGTGGCCGCCCGGAAATAATAACCTCTTCTCAGTGTTCCGCGGTCGAAAGATAAAAAGCAAAAAGGGAAGGGAATACACCTCAGCAGTAACTCAGCAAATCACCGAAGCAAATCAGCAATTCCAACTGGCCGGCAGGCTGAAAGTAAAAATTCTTGCATATCCACCTACACGCGCCCGGCGTGATCTCGACAACCTTTTCAAAGCCCCCCTCGACTCGCTCACACAAGCAGGTGTTATCGCTGACGACAGCCTGATTGATGACGTTCGCATGGTGCGCTGCGAAGTGGTTAAGGGCGGCAGGTTAGAAATCATCATCACTGAATTGGAGCAGGCCGCATGACCGACTACCTCAGACAGAAGTGGCAGCTGCTGCGCATGTACCGCGCCCGCCGCATGTTCGAAATCAACTACCGCATATTGCGTAATACAGCGAAAATCATGGGGGTGAAACATGCCAGTACGCGAGCTTAATCTCAGCAAAGAGCAACATGACTGGCTGAATGGCTGGTTAGAACTGTGGGGAGCGTGGGTATATTCAGGAAGGCTGGAAAAGCGCATGACCAGCGTCATAGCGCAATACATGGCTACTGTTGAACCACAATCATATCCATACCGGCCAATGTGCAACGATGATGACGGACTCTTGATTTCTCAGGTCGTGGACTCCGTCATGTGTATCGATAAAAAAGCCCTTGGCATCCTGCTCAGTTACTACGCGCATGGTTCATCTGAATACGCAATTGCAGTGTATATGCACAAGACCGCAAGTCCTCGCAAAATCGCAACAAGAGGTGGCAATCGTGTTAAATCGCCATCGCTGGCTACATGCCGCAGAGAGGTAAAGGAAATTCTCTCCGCGTCGCTGTACTTAATATACACTCCGTTGCTAAAAGCGATGAAGGAGCGGAAGGTGGTGTCGAAATTGCGTAAAGTTGCTTAGAGGCCATTGACAGCAAAGAGCAAATGAGCAATGATATTCACCTAAGCTGCCGTAAGTGTTCTTAAGGATGCCCGGACAGTAATCGAACAAGCAAATTGTGATTATTAAGAAGCCCTGCGGACTCACCATCTGCGAGGGCTTTTTTATTGCCTGCATCCTTCGTACAGCGGTTAAGTATCTCTGGCTTCCAACCAGATGACGCCGGTTCGAATCCGGCAGGATGCTCCACACATTACGCCTTATATGTGAGGCTCGCTCCACACATAAGCGAATAGCTCCACATATAACGAATATCGAAATTCTGGCGGCCAGCTGGAATGCCCCGCATCTGAAAGGATGATGCGGGAACCAACGCCGCTGATGGGTCATGAGGATTCGCGCCGGGCGGGTCGAAAGAGCGGCACCCGGCAACCAAATCTCAAAATCAGGCACTTTTGCGATTGCCTGAGATTATTCAAAGGTCAGCCATAGAGCTGATCACTTCTTTCGCCCATGCCATCCACTCCAAACTCACTCGTTATCCTGTGTGGCATCGGGCGTCTTTTATGCATAAAAAAATCCGCACTCAGGCGGATTCTTTCTCATTGGCTACCCAACGGCGCAAGGCGGAACTTCTTCTATCGACAAGATGAAGTTTACCCGGGCTTGTCCTGTTCAACATTTAGACAATTCCTATTTGGACAAGTCCCCTACGCGGGGGTGGAAATGAAACGTATGCCTTACAAATCCGATCCGGGCTTTATTGCCACGCTGATTGCGCTGGGCATGACCGTACTCGGCGCGGTGGCTGCATATGCCTACAAAGTTCTCAGTGGTGACGCCTTCAGCTGGCGCACGCTTTGCCTGCAGCTAATCGTATCCATATTCGCTGGCTTCCTGATGATGCTACTCGCCACCTACTGGGCGTGGCCCCAGGAAGTAACCGGAGCAATCTGCGGCATGGCTGGCTGGTCTGGCTCATCTCTGATCAAAGCACTTGAAAAGCGTTTCCTGCAAAAAGCCGCAGGTGATGCGGGAGTTGCCGAATGATTACCCGTGACCAGTTCAAAGCAGCCGCCGGCATCAATGATGCGCTGGCTGATAAGTGGTACCCGCACATTGCCGCGGCGATGAAAGAATTCGGTATCGACACACCAAAGCGTCAGGCGTATTTCATCGGGCAAATCGGTACCGAGTCCAACGGCTTCACGCAGGTAAAAGAAAGCCTGAATTACAGCGTGGAAGGCCTGAAGATTTTCGGCACGCGACTGACAGATGCTCAGCGCCAGCAGTTTGGGCGTAAACCCGGTGAATCAGC